TGCGAAGGGCTACTTGTAAAACGAACTGCAAAACGTACTAAACAAGATTTTTTAGGTTGTTCTGCATTTCCTGAATGTAAACACACACAAAACATATAATATGTGTAGATTGAGAACTTTTTATGAATGTTCCGATGGAACAATGGGATTTGCCGAAATGGTTGTTTCCTATGATGAAGATATTGCTGGCCTGATTAGACATTGGGGTACTGGTGGTAGAATGGTAATAACCGAACATGTTGAGATATGATTTGTACTAATTGTAAAACTACTCATAGAAACGATACTGGAATTGATGTTAGCAAGATGTTTAATTGCCCAAAAGGCACAGGTTATGTATGTTCTAAAGAGTGTAAAAAAGAGCTTATCGCAAATTTAAAGGACGGTTCACATTGGACTGAAATGAAAAACATTTTAAAAAATATGAAGGGATAAAATGGCAAAAGGCTTATTAAAAAATGCACCAAAACCTAAAAAACGAAAAAGTCCTCAACAGTTTGATGAGCAGTACACCGGACCAGAGCCTGAGGCGGCCGGAGCAATTTCTAAAGCACAATTAGGAGATGCATTTAATTATTATGCTTATCATAAGAACATTAAAGATGCTAAAAAATACATTGTAGACTATCTACAGGAAGTTGGCAGTAAAGACGAAGCTAGAATGGTAAAAGCATGTCCTGAAGTATTTTTTATTTCAACTTACGGCTGGCTTGCTCGAATGGCATCAAGAGGTGTAGAACATTCAATAGAAATTCATGAAAAACTTGATCGTCATATTGAATATCTTTGCACAATGGGATTTCGTAAACAAGAAAAAACAGATGAAGCTAAAGAAATTCGTGCAGTAGGACCAACTATTCAAGATCGTATTAAAGACCAGGCATGGGATATTGGCGGTGAATTAGAAAAGTGGAAAGACATGTGTGCAAGCCAAGGAGACACATGGGCAATGGTTTCATTACAAAATAAACCACTTGTTCATTTGCGTAGTAATGGATGTAACCAAGCTCATGCAAGAGTTCTTAGAGGTGAATATATGATAGAACTTGAAGAACTTAAACAAGCCTATGAAAAAACAGATGAAGATTTAGTTGAAGGTTATTCACATATGTCAACGCCTGATAAAAAGCGTTTTATGATATTCTTAAACGATGTTCTTGATGCATGTGATATGATTATAGGCGAATCAGTTGCTAATAGAAAACAACGTACAAAGAAACCCGCAAGTGCAGAAAAACAACTTGCTAAACTAAAATATTGTGTTAAAGATGATAAACTCAAAGTTGTAAGTGAAAAGCCAATAGGATTAATTGGTGCCACGGTCGCAGTTGTTTATCAGATTAAATTTAGAAAAATTGGTATTTTAATTGCAGATGATAGTTCGGGCTTTAAAGTAAAAGGTACAACACTTACAAATGTAAACGAAACCAATAGTAGAAGAAAAACACTTCGCAAACCAATAGAACAGTTAAAAGAATGCAAAGGACTTACTAAAAATAAATTTGATAAGTGGTTTACTAGCATTAAGTCAGTTGAAACAAAACTTACTCCTCGATTCAGCGACGATACAATAATTCTTAAGATATTTAAATAGTCCCCCCTGTTACCTCTTGCATAAATATTAAAAAGAGGTAACAATATGGCGCAGTCTTCACGACAAAAACTAATCAAAGATATAGAACTCAGTCTAGGTGGAGGCATCGTAGATGTCGAACTCGATGCTGATCATTATAATTTAAGCATTGACCATGCGTTGGAACGTTACAGACAACGCTCCTCAAATGCTACAGAAGAAAGCATGATGGTATTATCACTCACAAAAGACCAGAGTGATTATACTTTACCTGATATTGTAATTGAGGTTAAAGATGCGTATAGGACAGTTACGGGTATTTCAAATTCTACCGGGAATGATATAGAACCATTTGAAGCGGCTTATTTAAATACCTATCTATTACATTCAGGACGAGCTGGCGGACTACTGACATTTGAAGCATATGCTGAACATAGAGAAATGCTTGGTCGAATGTTTGGTAGTGAATATCTATTTACATGGAAGCGTAGTTCAAAAACACTTTCATTCCATCGAAAAATAAAATCTAACGATGAATCTATTATTTTACATTGTTATAATTATCGACCTGAGGACGATTTATTATCTGATACATATGCAGGATATTGGTTACGTAGTTGGGCAGTTGCAGAATCAAAAATGATTATTGCAGAAGCTAGAAGCAAATTTAGTCAAATTGCAGGACCTCAAGGAGGTACTACATTAAATGGTGAGGCATTGCGTCAAGATGCCGCAACTCAGATGGATAAGCTAGAACAAGAGCTTGTAACCTATGCAGATGGAGGAGATCCTCTCCATTTTGTTATTGGTTAAACACCATATATACCTACAACCGACTAAATATGTAAAACAGATCAAGACTATTTTAAGGAATCTAAATGGCGACATTAGTATCACCAGGAGTGGCTGTATCAGTCACAGATGAATCATTTTATGCCGGAGCAGGCGCTGGAACTGTTCCTGTGATCGTGATTGCAACAGGACAGGATAAACTACTGGCTGATGCAAGTACAGCGGCATACACAACATTTGCAACCGCAGGCAAATTATATTTAATAACTAGCCAGCGTGATTTACTTACCTCATATGGAGAACCCACTTTTAAAATTAGTAGCGGGACAGCAGTACATGGGCATGAAACAAATGAACATGGATTGTTAGCGGCCTATTCGTTTTTAGGTATATCCAATAGAGCATATATATTAAGAGCAAATATTAATACTACCGAACTAGAAGCCACAGTAACAGAACCAACTGGTCCTCCAAATGATGGCCAAGTATGGCTTGATACAACGTCGACTGCCTGGGGTATTTTTGAAGCAGATAGTGATGGTGCGTGGGTTAGTAGAACACCGGCAGTATTAACAGCGGCAGAAATAACCGGAGTAGGTGCTCTTGCAGTTCCAAATGATGCTATAGCAACAGTAACAGCATTAACAGTTGATTCATATGCAATCGTAACACTTGATTCCGCTGGAACAAGTTTAGCTGGATTTAGATACTATAAAAAGACAGCCGCAAGTACATGGACTGAAATTGTTGAAGCTGATTTACAAGGATTAGCCGGAAATTATGCGGCAACTAATGTTTACGTACAACCTCATACAAGTGTACCAGCTGGTGCTCGATATGATGTTTGGGTTAAAACATCTTCAGCAAATGCAGGAATGAATGTTGTTTTTAAAGAGTATAGTTCAACTACAGCAGGATGGACAACATTAACAACTCCTGTTTTAGATACAGATACACAAGCAAATTCACCAGGACGTTTTGGAGTAGGAACTCTTGCATACGGAACCGCAGTAATTACAGCAGGCGATATTGCTAGTATTACAATTGATGATGCAGGTACAGGTTATAGTGCAAGTGATTTACCAACCGTTGTATTGAATGGTGCTACTAATAGAACCGCAACCCCAACTGTTGATTCTAGTGGTAAACTTACTGCTATTACATTAGGTGGAACAGCAGATACTGGATTAGTACAAGGTGATGTAGTAGTTGCAATCCGTGGAGGAGCAACACCAGCCGCAGGTAGTGTATATGTTGATGCTACTGTTTCGGCTGTAGCCGGCGATACTTCAATGGTAGTTAAATCTGCTGATGGAGCAGGAGCGTGGGCATCAATTACGCCTGGTACTGCAACTGGTAATTTACAAAACAGTCCACTTGCTTTAACAGGTACTACACTAGACAACACATTATGGTATGATAGCACATTATCAACTACCTCAATTGATGTATATCGTAAAGCAACAGGCATGTGGGTGCCAAAAACATTAAGCGGAGTTGGTACAGCGACACCAACTGCTCCAAGTAATGGTGACATATGGGTTGATACAACAACCGCACCACAACTTGTGTTTAAAGTTTATAATTCTAGTACAAGTTTATGGGTAGCTCATGATAGTGCTGATCAAACAACACCATCAGGTATTGTATTTGGTGATATAACTGAAACAGCAGATGATTCGACTAATGGTGCTACAGGAGCAACATTGTTAACAGGTGCTCCAAATCCAGCATTATATCCGGACGGAATGCTCGCAGTGAACTTATGTCGTACTTCTTATACTGTTAAAAAGTATGATAGTGCATTGACAACTACTTGGAAATGGCGTTCAGAAAGCGGAACAGGCGCAGATGGATCGGCATGTTTTGGTAGATATGCTCAAAGAAAAGTTGTTATTACTGCAATGCAAGCCGCATTAACAAGCGATGATTTAAGAGCAGAATCGTTAAGTTTTAACTTAATTGCCGCACCAGGATATACTGAATGTGCTGATGAAATGTATACGTTAGCCGGAGACAGAAAAGATACAGCATTTGTTGTTGTTGACACACCGCTTAGACTTGCAAATACCGGAACAGCAGTTAGTACATGGATTGATGGTACTGATGCTGTAGAAAATGGCGAAAAGGGATTAGTAAGTCCTAAAAATGATAAAATGGCAACTTGGTATCCAGGTGGAGCATTAACAACAAATACAGATGGTTATACAGTTGCTCAGCCTATTAGCCATGTTATTTTAAGACAACTTGCATACAATGATCAGGTTGCTTACCCTTGGTTTGCACCAGCAGGTATTGCAAGAGGGTCAGTATTAAATGCTACAAATATTGGGTATTTGAATAGCGAATCAGAATTTACACCTGTTGCATTATCAGCAGGTATGCGAGACACTTTATATAATAAAAAAGTTAATCCTGTAGCAAACTTTCCTGGAGAAGGACTTGTTGTATGGGGACAAAAAACATTATATGGCGCATCGAGTGCATTAGATAGAATTAATGTATCAAGACTAGTTATATACATGAGAGAACGACTTGATAAAATTGTAAGACCGTTTATTTTTGAACCAAATGATACTTTAACAAGAGCAAATGTTAAAGACATGATCGAAAGATTTGTTGGTGATATTCAAGCAAAACGAGGTATTTACGATTTTGCAGTTGTGTGTGATAAAAGTAATAATACACCTACAAGAATTGATAAGAATGAGCTTTGGATTGATATTGCAATAGAACCTTCAAAATCAGCAGAATTCATTTATATTCCTGTAAGAATACTGAACACTGGATCCTTAGCAGGTACTAGTTAATAAATATATGAAATGACGCACCGGTCCGTTGACCGGAGCATCAACTAGGAGGGTACCGGCTCGCGTTGGAACCCTCCTTTCATACAACCCCCGGTTGCATTAAATCTCCTAATTCTAATAAATAACATAAAGCATAGATAAACTGCGGAGAATATTCATGGCTGTTTTAAGCAATTTTAAAGTACCTGTTGATGGAACGCAACCTGAAGGTACAACCCTAATGCCAAAGTTGGCGTATAGGTTTAGGGTTACATTTCAAAACTTCGGAGGCAGTAACGCAACCGATAGTTTAATTAGACTTACTAGAAACCTAGTAAGTTGCGGCAGACCCGATATACAACACGATGAAATTGTGTTAGACGTATACAACTCAAAAGTGTATATGGCCGGTAAGCACACATGGCAACCTATTCAGTGTGTAATTAGAGATGATGTAGATGGTAACGTAATTAAAGCAATTGCTTCTCAATTACAAAATCAAATTGATCATGCCGCTCAAAGTGCGCCAATTGCGGGTGTAAATTATAAATTTGGTATGTTTATAGAAACATTAGACGGATCAAATCCAGCGAACGAAGATAGCATTTTAGATTCATGGAATATGAGTGGATGTTTCTTGCAACAAGTTCAATATAGCGAAAGTAATTACGCAAGTGGTACGGAAGTACAGACAGTAACTCTGTCAATCAGATATGATAATGCTGAACAAACAGGTGCGAACGGTGTTGCACTATTAAGTAGAGCGCCATCTAGACTTAATATTGGTGCTACAACCAGTAATTAATTATGGCCTTATATAACCGAGCTGAAAAATTTTTTAGAACTATGGGTTCACCTAGCGACGCTCTAGACGCGGTGCCCAGACAAAAGTTCAAATTCTTCGTTAAGTTTATTGCTAATTCGTCAGGTTCAGGCTCGGAATTAAGTATGGGGTCATTCCCATTAGCAGTATCAGTAGAACTACCTCGTGTTGATTTTGAAACCCAAATAGTAAATCAATATAATAGAAAACGAGTAGTACAAACTGGCTTTAATTATGCGCCGATAAATTTAATATTTTATGATACAGTTGATAAAAGTTTTCAAACATTTTATCAAAAATACTTTTTCTATTATTACAATGATAGAACTAATGCCGATTCGACATTATTAACTAATGATACTCACTTGGACGACCAACAAGGTCATTTTGGTTATAGTCCTCCGGAAGCCTCACAAGATAAAAACTTTTTTAAGCAAATTATAGTTTATAGAGGATGGGATGATAATATGAATAACGAACCGCTAGATCCTATTATTTTATATAATCCTGTAATAAACAGTATCATGCATGATACTTTGACATACACAGAATCACAACCAGTTACTTGGACAATGAGTGTAGTCTTTGAAAATGTAATGTACAAAACAAGAGACAACGACGACGGTGGTCCAGATGATGGCATAAACGTATTCACTGATATATTTGGATTGTAATTGATGCGAAGCACAAGATACCACCAAGGATCGTTTACATGTAAAAATCCAGGAAAGTATTTTGGTAAACATACTCCAAGATACCGAAGTAGCTGGGAACTTGTTTTTATGCGAATGTG